TCGACATTCAGACACACCACAAATGGATACACCTCATGCAAGAAGAAGAGTTAGCCTTGTAGATTACGAGTATGCAGATCTTATCGATAATCAAGATAAGATTAGAACTCTAATCGATCCAACGTCATCGTACGCAACCGCAGCAGCTTATGCTCTTGGTCGTGCGCAAGACGATGAAATCATCGCTGCATTATCTGGCACAGCTTATACTGGAGAAACTGGTAGTACATCTACAGTTCTTCCAGCAAGTCAAAAGATAACTGAAAGTGGTACTGATGGTTTAACTATTGCAAAACTAAGATCTGCAAAAGAGATTTTAGATAGTGCTTCAGTTGATCCTTCAATTACTAGATACATAGCAGTATCTCCAAAACAGATCACAGATTTGTTAGGAACTACTGAAGTTACATCTAGTGATTTCAACTCTGTAAAAGCTTTAGCGAATGGAGAAGTTAATTCATTCTTAGGCTTCAACTTTATAGTGTCTAACAGACTAGACATCTCATCATCTAAAAGACTTTGCTTAGTATGGGCAATGGACGGATGTAAGATGGCTATCGGTCAAGACTTAATGACTAGAATTGATGAAAGATCTGACAAAGGTTACGCTCATCAAGTTTATGTTTGCCAGTCAATCGGTGCAACTAGAATGGAAGAAGATAAAGTTGTAACAATCCAAGCTCACGAAGCGTAATTTTAGGAGGTAATATAATATGGCAAATTCTATACAATATGCGAAAACTATTAGTGTTCCTTCTGAAAATATCAAAACTAACGAACTAAGCGGTAGAGTAAGAGTTGCTTTTGCTGAATACGAAGCATCTGCAGAACAAGACACTATCACTATGTTTACAATACCAAATGGCGCAAGAATGCTATCTGGTGCTGTTAGTTATGATGCTTTAGGTTCAAGTACAACTATCTCAGTTGGTTACGCTGCTCATACAAAAGCAGACGGAACAGCTCAGACTGTTGATGTGGATGAATACAAAGCTGCGGCTGCGTCAACATCTGCTCAAAGTGTTGCGGTACTTGACACAATAGCTTTAGGTAAAAACTCAGTAGTGGATGCAAATAAAGATGGACTTCCAGTAACTGTAACATTAGCTGGTGCTAATGGAACTGGTACTATCCAACTTCAAATGTTTTACGTTATTGACTAATAACTAATTTTGTTTGGCGGATGAAATACTCCGCCAGGCAATAGTGATATGCCAAGAGCAATTTCAAGAAATAAAAAAAATTACAGACCTACAAAAAAAGGTGCTGGAATGACAAAGGCTGGAGTGAAAGCTTATCGAAGAGCTAATCCAGGATCAAAATTAAAAACCGCAGTTACTGGTAAAGTTAAAAAAGGATCAAAAGCTGCGAAGCGTAGAAAATCATATTGCGCTAGATCTTTAGGACAACTGAAAAGATCTTCTGCAAAAACAAGAAACAATCCAAATTCAAGGATCAGACAAGCAAGACGAAGATGGAAATGTTAAAATGAAATATCTTTTAATTTTATATGTGTGTAGTTATGCAACCGCAGAAACTAAATGTAATAATGAAAGTATTACTGGATCATTTGATAATTGGTCCACATGTATAAATCAAGGATATAAGCAATCTCATTTTTTATTAAACGAACTTTACAAAGAAGATTTTGAAGATGAAAAACTAGCAATTAGATTTTCATGTAAAAAACAAGGAGAACCGACATAATGGCAAGTGTAGTAGATATGTGTAACTCAGCATTAAATTTGCTGGGAGCATCAACAATTTCAGCATTAACTGATGACAGTAAAAATGCTAGATTATGTAATCAAAGATATGAACCAGTAAGAGATAGAGTATTTAGATCTCATGCTTGGAATTGTTTACATAAAAGAGTTCAACTAGCTCAAAATAGTACAGCTCCAGTTGTTGAATATACTTACGCTTATGCTTTACCTTCAAATTGTTTAAGAGTTTTAAAAGTACATAATGGAACAACAGATAGTATTCAATCAGCTATTGATTACAAATTAGAAGGTAAGAATATTGTAACAGATGAAGGAACTGTTTATTTAATTTATATTGCATTAGATACTGATCCAAACAATTACGATAGTTATTTACAAGAAAGTATTACTCATCAACTTGCTGCTGATCTTTGTTATGCAATTACCAATAATGCAACATTAGCTAATAACTACATGGTTAGAGCGGATGAAAGATTGAGAGAAGCAAGATTTATTGATGCAACAGAAAATAGTTTAGGAACAATAGAGAGTAACGAATTTACTGACGCGAGGTTGTAGTGCCAAGAACAACACTAGCTTTAACATCTTTTGTTTCAGGAGAATTTGGTAACAAACTTACTGGGCGAACAGATTTTGATAAATATAGTTCTGCTGCTAAAACGATGGAGAACTTTTTAGTTCATCCTCAAGGAGCTGCAACAAGAAGAGTAGGTACTCAATTTATTGCTTCTGTTAAAACCGCATCTGCTAAAACTAGATTAATTCCTTTTGAGTTCTCAACTACTCAAACTTATATTTTAGAATTTGGAAATAATTATATTAGATTTTTTAAAGATAAAGGTCAGATTTTATCTGGTGGATCTGCTTATGAAATATCAACTCCATATTTAACTGCAGAATTATTTGATATTAAATTTGCTCAATCTGCTGACGTTATGTATTTGGTGCATCCAAATCATGAACCAATGAAGCTTTCGAGAACAGGCCATACTTCATGGACTTTAGCTGCAGTTGACTTTACAAATGGTCCTTATTTTGCAGTTAATTCTACAGCAACTACTTTGACACCAGCCTCAGCTGCAGTTGGATCTGGAGTTAATTTTACTGCATCTGCTGTAACTGGCATAAATGGTGGATCAGGATTTTTAACAACTGATGTTGGAAGGTTAATTAGTTTTAATGATGGTATTGCAAAAATAACATCAAGAACCAGTACGACTATTGTTGTTTGCACAATCTTAACAGCCTTTGCTGATACAAGCGCTAAAGATGATTGGAAGCTTGGAGCTTTCTCAGATACTACTGGCCATCCAAGTTGTGTAAGTTTTTATGAACAAAGATTAGTATTTGCTGGAACTACATCAGAGCCACAAACAGTATTTTTTTCTAAAGCTGGAGATTATGAAAACATGACTTCAGGTACTAACGCTGATGATGCTATGGTTTATACCATTGCTGCTAATCAAGTTAATGTAATTAGATATTTAAAAGCTCAAAGAACTTTAGTAATTGGAACGACTGCTGCTGAATATACAGTATCAGCCGATGGTACGGATGCTTCTATAACACCGACTAATATTACTATTAAAAGACAAAGCTCTTATGGATCTGCTAATGTGGATGCAGTTACTGCTGGTAATGCAATATTGTTTTTACAAAAAGCAAAAAGAAAAATTAGAGAACTAGCTTACAACTTTGATAGTGATAGTTATGTAGCTCCTGATCTAACAATTTTAAATGATAGTGTTACTGATAGCGGAATTGTTCAGATGGAATGGCAACAAGAGCCAAATAATAATTTATGGTGTGTTAGAGATGACGGTCAATTAGCTTGTCTAACTTATCAAAGATCTGAAAACGTAGTTAGTTGGTCAAGACATATTATAGGTGGTGCTTTTGGCTCAGGTAATGCTGTTGTTGAAAGTATAGCTAGTATTTCTGGAGAACTTAACGAAGATGAGCTTTGGGTAATTGTTAAAAGAACCGTTAATGGCGGAACGGTTAGATATGTAGAATGTTTTTCTGATTTTGATTTTGACGAAACTGCAGCTGCCGATTTTAAATTTTTAGATAGTCATCTTAGTTATTCTGGAGGTGCTACCTCTTCATTATCTGGATTAAGTCATCTTGAAGGACAAACTGTATCCATATTGGCTGACGGATCTGTACATGCAAATAAGGTGGTAAGTTCAGGAGCAATTTCTTTGGACCGATCAGTTACGAAAGCATGTGTAGGTTTAGCTTATGATAGTGTTTTACAAACTATGAGAATAGAAGGTGGAGCTGCAGAAGGTACTTCTCAAGGTAAAATAAAAAGAATTTCAAAAGTAGTATTAAGATTATTTGAAACAGTAGGTGTTAAGGTTGGACCAAGTTTAACTAACTTAGAGACAATACCTTTTAGAACTACATCAAGTAATTTATCTGCTCCAGTAGATACACTTATAGAAGGCGATAGAGAGATAGAATTTGACGATGATTATAATAGTGATGGACATATATTTATAAAACAAGATCAACCACTACCAGCTAGTATTCTTGCTATATATCCAACGCTCGTTACAAACGATGGCTAAATTTACAGTTGTTCCTTATGAGATGGAACATGGAGATGAAATTATTGAGTTTGGTATGAATAGTAAACTCATGGAAATAGACGCTAGTTATACTAACAATAGACTAGATATGGCTATTCCAGGTTTATCATTTACCTTATTTCTTGATCAAACACCGATTGTATCAGGTGGCATAGTTCCAATGTGGGAAGGTGTTGCTGAAGGTTGGGCATTATCATCGAAATATATATTCGATAACAAAATTAGAGCAGCATCGCTAATCAAAAAGAGAATGGATTATCTATGCGTAAACAACAAAATTATAAGATTACAAACTGCAGTCAAAGAGGAATTTCTAACTGGTGTTAGATTTGCTGAATGGCTTGGTTTAAAAAAAGAAGGTCTAATGAAATATTACGGACTAGATCAAACTAACTATTGGAGAATGGCTAAATACTATGAGCGCATTAGGTAATATCGCAGCAGCACAATCAGCGAAAAGAATTTCAGCATACAACGCTAAAGTCACTAGAATGGAAAGAGACTTCTTAGATGCTAAAAGAGAAGTTAATATAAAATTTTATAACAATGTTACAAAACCGTTACTTTTAAAAAATCAAGAAAAAGCTAGAGCAAATTTATTTGTAAGCAGTTTAAGAACTGGTGCTGAGTTTAGAGAAGGTACTACTCCTTATGATGTGATGTTAGAGAATAATGTTAATCAAGCATTTAATGTTGTGATCGCTGATTATAATCAAGAGATGGATGCTAACGATCAACTCAATCAAAGTTTAATGTTAGAAGCAAAAGCAGCTGGTCAAGAATACGCTGGAAGAATGACTGCAAGAGGTCAATACTTTGCAGCAGCTGGATCTTTATTATCTGACGCTAACAAATTTGGATTAATATAATGGCTATTTTAAAAATCGATCAAGTACAAGGTAAGATTAATACTGGAAGAAATCCAGGCTCATCAAGACTAGCTTTACCTTTATCACTTGCCAATCAACAAGCTCAAGGTTTTAAATCATTCTCAAATGGATTAGTTAATCTTTATGCTGCTCAAAAAAAAGAAGAGGACCTTAACGAAGCTCAATCTATTACAGATAATTTATCTATAGATCTTATTAAAAGTTATAACAAACATAGTAGTAATACAGATTTAGAAGTTGCCTTAGAAGGTTTTAACGAAGATGTTAATTATAAAAACTTTGAAGATTTAGGTTCTAATAAAAGAGTTAAAAAACAAGTTAGAAAATACGTTAATGATTTTCAAAGAAAATACTCTTTAGATCTTTTAGGCAAAGTTACAGAAAACCATCAATCGATTACTAAAGCTAGAAAAGAAAATAAATTATCAGAATTAGTTAAAGAGGTTGCTGCTGGTGGAGCTAATGCAGTATTTGCAGATAGAGAATTGAATACTTTTTTTACAGATCCAAGTAATATTACTTATTACGGTGCAGATGGTTTAGCTAAAAAAAAAGAGGAAATAGATAATCAAATAATTGAATTAACTTATATTAACAAAGGACAATCTGGAGAGTTTAATTTATTTGATGATGCTCAAAGAGAAGAGCTAAGAAATACTTTACCTATGAAAAGCCAACAAGCGGTTATTGATAAAGTTAGATCAGACTGGTTATCTAAAACTTTGGCTCTTAAAGACGAACAAATTTTTAATGAGAAAAAAGACAAGCAATTTAAGATAGAAACATTTACCACCGCATTACTTGCTATTAATGATCATAGATTAATGCCTACTGAAGAAAATTTTGGTAGATTACCAACACTTAATAATCTTTATGATTTAAAACAAAGTGGAGCTATTAACTCTACGCAATATGATTTTTTATTAGAATTTAAAGCGAATAAAAGAACATTAGATGATGAAACAACTTTACAAATAGTAAACACACAATTTGCTTTAGCTGATAACTCAGAGATGATTGATAGCTTACAAGAAGATGTAAATTTAAATCCTGATATTACAAAAGGTTTATCTGCTAAAAGTGTTATTAAATTTAACCAACTAGCTGAAAAATATAAAAATGATACTAGGTTTGCAATCGAAGATAAAAAATTTAGAAAAAGATTAGATATAGCTTCTAAAAGAATTGAAGAAACTTCTGGTGCTATTGATTTAAGTAATTTATTTGGAGCATCATCAACTGATTATGATTTTTTACAAAAAGCGCAATCAAGAAAAGACGAATACGATTATTTAACTTTACAAAAAAATTTTACTCCTGAACAAGCTTATACAGAAATTATTAAGAATTTAGATGAAACAGAATTACCTGAACTACATGATCTTGAACAACCAATTTCAGGAACTATAGATAATTTTGCTGAAGAAGTAGCTGCTCATCCAAGAGATGCTTTTGAGAGATTAAGACAAGTTGTAGCCGATGCTAAAAAAATTGGAACTATAGATATGACACAATTTAAAGAGGATTTAAGAAGAATTGATATTATAGAAGATACGTTTAATGCTAGAAAAACAATTTTTGGAAATGTCAAAGATGCGATAGGCGATACATTTGGAGCAAAAAAAGAAGGTTAATATGCAAGAATTTGATGTACTAAAGGATTTTTATAATCCAATTCAAGAACAAGAAAAACTTTATAGTGGTAAAGAGTATAGATTACTTAAAAAAAACAATATTGATACAGCAGAGTTAGAAGGTGTTGAGCCTGATGATAATGCTGGAGAAATTATTTTTAATAAAGATGAAAAAATTTCAGATGAAGATAATCAAATATTTTTAAAAGATATATCTGACTTTGTATTTAAAGATTTACCAAGAGATACTTTAATAAGTGTTTTAAGAGGTGGTAATAATGGATTTAGATTTTTAAATAATTTTGCAATGGCTGTTATGGAGAATGAAGGCATCGATCCTAACAGTATGACTTTTAATAACGATCTTAATGATAAGTTTGAAAAGATCAAATCCGATTTAGATAATGCTGATAAAGATAGTCCATTAGTATCGAAATTAATGGCATTAGCTGCACAAGACGGAATGTACACTTATCCAATATATAAAAAACTTAAAAAGGCTGGTGTTCCGATGGCTTGGAGAACACCTATAGCTTTTGGTTTGGGTGGTGCTTTAGCATTCGATAAAACTGAAAGTTTCCTAGTTGATAGTAGTTCAATGAAAAATCTAAAAGGTCTTATTGGAATTGCAGAAGATACTCCAATAGATGAGCTATACGATAAAACTGTCCAGGCTGTTGAGTTTGGTGCTTTCGGAAAAATATTTGAAAAAATATTTGATGTTGGAAAATCTGTTAAGGACATGAATAAGGATAGAATTAAACAAGCCGATATTGCTTTAGGTGGATCTGCAGCATCTGCTGGAGTTGTTGAACAATTTACAGATGATGATCCTGATCAAGTCTCAACTGATACTTTGCAAAACATCGAGCCTAGTGAGGAAAAAAAAAATCCAAATTTTGACGATGACGAAATAATACCAGGTACTGTTAATGAATATGGTTTTGAAAAAACATCTAGCTTAGTTCCAGTCTTTAAATCAGTATTAAAAGAAACT